CTGTATCTATAAATGAAGATGGTTCATTAAATTGGTGGTTTGAAAAAGATCATCCAACAGATAAACAAATGTTAGATGAAATACCAAATGCACAAAAAGAATATAATAAAAAAGGACCATTAAAATTATAATGAAACTTTCAACGGAGACTAAGATGTCACAAGAACAAAAATTAGAGATTGCTTTAGCTAGGCTAGAAGAAAGAGTTGAAGCTATGCAAGAAGACATGAAAGAAATGCGGGACAGTGTTAAAGATTTAAAAGCTACCGCTAACCGTTGGAGAGGAGCCTTTTGGTTAATGATGGGATTAGGAGGTTCAATAGGAGTACTAAGTAATTTAGCTTCAGGCTGGATGAAGTGATGTTATGGGTGCTGATTGTATTCTTAGCGGGTAAAGAGCAAGAGCCCGTTTACTTTAACGACTTAGATGTTTGTTTAGAGTACTCAGCAAAAGTAGCATATCAGAATCATAATCAAAGAGTAGCAGGGGACAAAATATATGTGAAAGCATATTGTATACCGAGGAAGAAAGACTAGAGAGGTATAATATATGGATCCTGTAACAGCTCTCGCGACGGCCTCAACCGCCTTCTCGTTAATTAAGAAGGGCTTCTCGATGGGAAAAGATGTCGAGTCAATGTACGGCGACATAGGAAGATGGATGGGTGCAGTCTCTGATGTAAATCAATCAGTTAAGATGGCAAACAATCCACCGGTATTTAAAAAATTATTTGCAGGTAGTAGTGTGGAACAAGAAGCTATGGATGCTTTTGCTGCTAAAAAGAAAGCAGAAGCTATGGAAGAAGAATTACGTAATTGGATTAACTTAACACATGGTCCAAACGCATGGCAAGATCTTTTAAAGATGCAAGTTAAAATACGGAAGCAAAGACAAGAAACCTTATATAAACAAGCTGAGCTGCGTAGAAACCTTCTTCAAGTAGTAGGAATCGTTTTACTTGCAATCGTATTTGTAGGGTCCATCGTAGGGACTTTATGGATGCTAGTTCAGCGAGATATACTTTGAGATATGCACATAAACAATATAAATTAGAAATAAATAAAGATCGAGGAAAATTTTATAATAATAATAAATTAATATTCCAAGGATTTGCGTTTAAAGCATTGATGATGTTTATAGATAATTGTGATGATGATAATGTAAGATGGAAGTTTCAACCACAGTTAACTATGAGAGAGCAATGTAAATTTAAAGAGAGGAGAAAAGATGATAAGGAGAAAACTTTATGAGGTACTTAATACTGCCTATATTATTCTTAGCGGGTTGCCGTACGGATTTTTCAGATATTGTTACAGGTGCTGGCGCGTCGGGCGCTGCAGCTGTTGCAAGTCTAGTTACAAGCAGTCCTGCGATAGTTGCAGGTGTGACTGCGGGTGGTGCCCTGGCTGGAAGCATAGCAGTGGATGATGCGCCTTTAAGTGCTGCCGATTACGGTGGTGAAGATGGACAGATAAATTCGTTTTACGAACTAATGTCTTTCGCTATTGCAAACTTTATGCAGTATATGATTGGTATAGCTGTAGTTATTGGAGTGCTATGGATATTAGCAGGTTATTTAGGTGCTAGAAAGAAGCGTCCTGAAGAGCGTGCATTAGAAGCTCAAATAAATGTATTAGTTGATAAAATTGGTAAAATGAAAGACTAATTAAATGTCCCCTATAACATCGTAATTTTAGGGGGTGCAATAATGCATAATACAGAATATTTAGGACCAGAATCATCTATATCAAAAGAAATAGATGAAATGAAATATAGACAAAAAGACGAAAGCTTTGATGAAAAAATTAAAAGAATATCAAGGACTTTATCAGATGATGATGAACATCGATATAAGCTAGAAGATATATTAGGCAATATGAGATTCTTACCAGCAGGTAGAGTACAAGCTGCAATAGGATCTAATAGAATTACAACTGCATATAACTGTTTCGTGTCAGGGGTAATCGAGGATAACATGAACAGTATAATGGAGAAGGCCAGTGAAGCTGCTGAAACAATGCGTAGAGGGGGTGGGATTGGTTATGATTTTAGTCGCATCCGACCAAGGGGAGATAAAATTAAATCACTCGATAGCCAGGCTAGCGGCCCTGTTTCCTTCATGGGTATCTTTGATGCTGTGTGTCAAACCATCGCTAGCTCAGGACACAGACGTGGGGCGCAGATGGGTGTCCTCAGAGTCGATCATCCGGACATTGAAGAATTCATTATGGCTAAACGTAATTCTGATAAGCTTACTGGTTTTAATATTAGTGTTGGTATAACTGATAAATTTATGGAGGCATTGACTAATGATTTGGATAGCAGCTTTACATTGGAATTCCAGGGAAAGCCATACAGAACGATATGCGCAAGAGACCTTTGGGATAAAATCATGGATAGCACTTGGGACTGGGCTGAGCCTGGTGTTTTATTTATTGATCGCATAGGTGAAATGAATAACCTTTATTACTGTGAAGATATATTTGCTACAAATCCGTGTGGTGAACAACCACTACCACCGTATGGCGCGTGCTTACTAGGTTCATTTAATTTAACAAAGTATTTAGATGAAGAACAAATTGCAGGTGGTGAAGTAGCTGAATCACATTTTGAATTTGATTTCAAAAGATTTAAATCAGATATATACGAAGTAGTAAGAGCTATGGATAATGTTATTGATAGAACAATTTATCCATTAAAGAAACAAGCTGACGAAGCTAAAGATAAAAGAAGAATGGGTTTAGGTGTTACTGGCTTAGCAAATGCTGGTGAATTACTTGGTAAGCCATATGCTTCTGAAGACTTTATGACATGGGCTGAAAAAGTATTTGCATGTTTACGTGATACTACATATAAAGCATCTGCATTATTGGCAAAAGAAAAAGGTGCATTCCCATTATATAGAGAAGATTATTTAAAATCAAACTTTGTTCGAGGATTACCAGCTTCAGTTAAAAAATTAATTAGAGAATATGGAATTCGTAATAGTCACTTAACTTCAATAGCACCAACAGGTACTATTAGTTTAGTTGCTGATAATGTTAGTGGAGGTATTGAACCTGTATTTAGTCATTACTATGATAGAACTATACAAACTTTTGAAGGGCCTAAGACAGAGAGAGTAAAAGATTATGCTTACAATAAAGGAATCGAAGGACGTGGAGCTAATGATATAAATGTTAATGAGCATTTGGCTGTACTATTATTGGCACAAAACTATATAGATAGTGCGTGTTCAAAAACCTGTAATGTAGGTGATGAAGTTACATATGAAGATTTCAAACAAGTTTATGTTGATGCCTGGAAAGGCGGGGCGAAAGGATGCACCACGTTTAGACTTAGTGGTAAACGATTCGGAGTCCTTCAAACCGTGGAAGAAAAAGAGAAGAACACAAATGCGCCTGAGACAGTTGAGGAAGAGGAGCAAGTTGAGGCTTGTTTTATAGACCCTCAAACTGGTCAGAAGGAGTGTGCTTAAGGAGAATTAAATGGCAAGTAAAGTTATACCTATTAATGAGCTAACTAAGTTTGGCGTAATTAAAGATACACCAACAGTTGGTTTAGCACCTAATGTATTTACTGATGCCAGGAATATGAGATTCCGAGATATGGCTGCATGGAAAATGAAAGGCGATGTAGCATTAACAGCTGACTTAACTATACCAATGCCTGGAGGATCTACTGCAGGTAATATATTATTTATAACATGGTGGAATAATCCTAACTTAGTTCCATCTAATACTACATATTATGTATTTGTAGCTGAACAAAAAATAGGTGGTAATGTAGTAGGTAATCGTACATTTCTTTATAGAACTGATGGTACTATAAATGATGTAACACCTACTACAGACTTACAAGGTACTGGTGCTAATAGAGGCTTTGCTGCAAGTGAAAACTGGCAGTCAACTGAATTTGCTGGTGGATTTTGTTTAATAATAAATAATGGTATACAAGCACCACATTTTATAATGGATGATGTTGATAATACTACTATAGGTAATGTACCTAACTTTTCTAAATTACCAGGATGGGAATCATATAACTCAGCACCTAAAGTATTAGAAGCTACAGTTAAATTAGCATTTGGTAATACAGGAGTTACAGTTGATAACCCTAGGTTATTTGATTTAGGACAGAAAATAGATTTTACTAAGAACACTTTATTTGTAACTAAACAAACTCCAAATGAAACTACAACTGAATGTGCACCTATATCTGCTGCAGTAAATGCAGGAAGTAATCCGCCTAATGGTGGTGTAATACCAACTAACTTTATACCAGGAGATGTACCAGGAAGTCCAGCTACTTCAGCTAATAGTAACTTTCAATACGCTATATATAATAATCCTGAAACAAATACTACTAATATTGTTTTTAATACTAATATTGTACAAGATGATGTTGTAAGATGTTTTGTTGTATCAAGAAATCCTATAGCTACTAGTTGTGG